CATTTTTAAAGTCTACGCCAAGCGCTAGGTTTTGGGCTAATGTAGTTTTATTTGAACCTGTAGGTCCAAATATAGTAACTAGTTCCCCTGGATATATTTGAGTGTCATAACCACTTAATCCAAACATATCTGATAAAGGTATAGTTCTACCTCTAAAGTTCGTTTCTAGTCTTTCTTCGTATTCTTTTTGTAATGTATCTGCATCTTTTACGTTGATATGGTAGTTTTTATTTTTAAAGTAAATACATTTAGTTTGACAATGCTCTTTCATTAGAGCATCCTGACAACTATACATGTAGTTACCATTATAAACAGATTCTGTTTTTTCTATGATACTTTCTTCGTTTAACACGTTGTTATTCCAGTGCAATAGCACTGCTTTTGCATACTCGCTTGGAATGCCATTTCTTTTCAAGTAACTAGCTATTCTTAGTAGCGTATTGTGTCTAGAGCCATCTACGGGGCCATTTCTCAACATTGTTTGTACGCACGGTACAACCTTCGTTGGTTCACTTACTTTTCCTTGTTGCCCTATTTTTGGGACATCTACGCATATATAGCCTTCTAACTCACAATCTCCATCTAACAATTCATATGGATATTCTATCCTTGAATCTTTAGCTAATTCGTATATTTCTTCGTATGTAGAATTGTATGCTTCGTTTAATGTAATTGGTATTTTATATAGCCCAGTTTTTTGGTTTTTTGTGTGAGCTACACGGTAAATACCACTTCTCATGTATATACTAGCATCTATTCCATCAAATATACTTGACATAGTTTGCTTTACTTGATAAGGCAAGCTACCACTAGATTGGAAGTTGAATACTTTATTTGTTATGACGATGTGATAACCTGTTCCACTAAAGTAACATTGTATGCTTTCGTCAAGCACTTCTAATACTTTTAAGTGAGCAAGAGTACTTCTTAATTGTTTTAAGGTGTACTCATCAGAATTATCTTGTCGGTCTATATCAATTAAAACATTGTCAATTCCACGTTTACCGTGGTAGCCTTTTAACGTGCCTTTTGAGTCTGCATATTTTTTAGCATCCTCATCGTAGAGATAAACAGAACGATATAGAGCGTTGCCATCTTTAGGTATATACCTATGCAATTGGCTTCTTTCTACTAAGGTCCCCCTATTTCTAGGGGAACCTACTGCTATCTCTACATATTTCATAGATTGTTTAATGCGCTAGTTGCTAATGGTGTATCGCTTTTTTGTGGCATATCACTAGCATCTGCTTCTTTGATGATGCCTTTACTTTTTAACCAAGCAACATCTTTTTCACATTGTGCCTTGCCACCTGGTGTATTCAAGAATAGCTTAGGATATACCTCTGTATACACTTTGTCCCCAGGATTTTTAGGTTTCTTTTTATATGCATATGCTATATAATCTTCTGAGTCTGTTCTGTATGCAGTATTTAAGTATTCTGATATACTATTTATTTCACAACCTTCATCATCTTCCCATTTACCATCAATAGTTAGTCCTGCTTTACATCCTAGCATATCAAACAGATTGTACATTCTCTTTAGTACAGAACCACCTGTAATTTTACCTTCAGCGTCTTTATCTAATCTACCACAAACAGACATTCTGTTGGAATATTCGCTGTTTTTAACAGATAATTCTACTTCAATAAATATATCAGCCCAATCAAAGTCAGAGCTTTTGTCTTTAAAGTTTATTATTCCTACTTCTATTGGGCCTAAAAATGATATAGGCGTACTGCTTGTTTCTGGTT